GCCCTTTTCTTTGCAGACAATTGCCCGTTCTGCTGCTCTTCCTTATTGAGCGCGGTGACATCCGCTTTTAATCGTGCGATCTCATTTGAATATAGCCTAATTTGGGCTATTGCCTTTATTTTTTCGTCGTTAGCGGCTTTTAGCTCACCAAGCAGGTCATGGTATGCCGCAGTTTCGGCCTGGGTAGCCGCTGTTCCTGCCGTAGAGCTGCCGCCAGCAGTTCCAGTCGTGGCCGAGGCAGTAGCCTTGGACGCCGCATCCATTGCCTGCTGCTCCATCTGGGCGATCTTGCGCATTGTCTGCTCGACACGCGCCTCCATCTCGCCAATTTTACGGTTTATGACGTCGAATTCCTTTGTACTGTCCGGGATTTCGGCCAGCACCTGCCGCAACCGCTCAAGCATGGTAATAAAACTCTTGAGTTTATCGGTTTCCGCGTTTATTTTGAATGATAATGCGCTCATTGCTGCTCTTTATTGCCTCTTTTCTTATTGTTTCTTCTCCGGGCCATATCGGCGCCCGATCCCCGCACTATTTTTTCCTCGTCCCCTACGAGCGTGCGCACCTTGTCGGTCATCATGAGTAGCATGGTAGGGTAGTTTATGCCTTGGAAGGCTTCGTTGTAGGAGATGTTCAATTGATCCATCATCGTTGCAATAATGCCCGTTATCGTATTATTCCCGACGGTTTCAGACACTGTTTTCCGGCGTGTTTTGTCGATCTTCACCGAATCGAACAAGTCTTTGCCCGATACGATGTCGGCTATTTTCATGGTCGCGGCGGAAATCTCTTCACAGGTGGCATACCGCTTGGCGTACCACAGGAATAGTTTTTGGCACCATGAGCGCCGAAAAAGCAGCTTGGATATTGTTTCCATGGAATATTTTTGCCTTCCAGAGATTGAAACGTCTATTTTCCCTCCGGCGAATGCCCTTGCCAAATCCTTCACGAACGGTTGGTATATCCGGAATTTAAGCACCCCGAGCTTTACCGACACATGATGCGTATTCAACAATGATCTGGCGACAATATCCGCCGATTTACTCATGATCTTTGGATATTGTTGCGGACAGTCCCTCCATTACGGCAGCAACCGAGGCAATATCCTCAAGGGGTATCATCAGTAGTATTTTCTGGTAACAGTCGAACAACTCGTTGAATGTGCCCCGTTTCATGAATTTGCGGCGTAAAAACCACGCCCTGATGCCCGCGAATATGTTACGGCTACCTGCGATGGCCAGGGCTATACTGTATGCCATTGCCGATATACACGCCTTACTCTCGTCCGGATCTTTGTTAACGTCCCGCGCCGTCATGATGCGCGTTGCCGTCATGGGGGACATCTTGTATACAGTGTATCCTTTCGATGCGATGCGGATACTTATAAATTCCAATTTCATAAGATTGATTTTAAGAAATAGGGGTGAGGGGCACACGCCTCCCACCCCTGGACTGCTGATGGCTTGGAGGTTCTTATTCGACGTTCACCTCCGAAGAATCGAACCAATATTCCGACGAGACTGCCGTGTTGTCGGGTTCCAGGGCAGCAGCTGCTACACCGATACCTACGGCGCCCTCATTGTTGGTGTTGCGGGCGATAACCGAGGCCTTCGGAAAGACGCAATACTGGTTGTCCTCCGTTAGGGCGATCATACATTTTTCAATGCGCGTGACGCCTCGCGCACGCTTCCATGACGTATCCGACCCCGTGCCGCCCATGAAAGCCGCCTTGGTTTCATAGTCGTATTGCCCGATGGTAAACGACATCTGGATGTTACCCATTTCGGTGTCTTGGCGATATACGCCATTGGTGAGTTGATTCCTGTACTCCGTCGTAGACGGCTCCTCCTCTTCGATGCTCCATGTGTCTTGGTGGATGTTCTCCACCTGTTTCGTGCTGACATCTTTAATGATGGTTGCCAGAAGGGTACCCGTAAGATCTCCTGTGACCTTCGCGGGGTCTGCATAATACAGCTTCTTGATTCCTACTGCTATTACTTTTGCCATTGTTTTAGTTGTTTTTAATGTTTAATACTCTGAATAGTACTCTGATGTAGATATAGTGGCATCCGAGATTCACATCTTCTTCGCGGCCGATATTCTCATACCTGTACCTGTATGCGGATCCGTCGTAAGTACCGTATGTCCATTCTTTGAACCTCGCCTTGGCTGCCCGTTCGAGTTCGTCCAGCCGTTTTAGGTTCGCTTCTCCCTTGATGTCGGGGACGCACAGGTTTACAGCAACAAAGCAATTTTCCCAATACGTGTCCGACGTCTGCTCGGGTGGTGTGATGACGACGATACGCTCTCTATTGACTTTCCCCTCGGGGATAGCCCATGAAGTGTGCATGTCCTTTATCCCAACCCCCTTACACGCCGAGAACAGTATGTTGCGCGCGTCTCCCGTTGTAATCATATCCAAAGGTCTGAAGCGTTGAAATAGTTGTTTACCTTGGCTATTGCCACAGAGCCTTCGCCCCGTACTGTGCCGGTCGCCTTGTCAATGCATTTCACGTAACCTCCTTTGGGTACTCCTCTCCCTTCGTAGACGATGTGGTATTTCGATTGGCGCACCTCCCCGTTCTCTGATACAAGGCGGACGGTTGTGTCGTCGTCGCAACGACAATCACCTATTTCCTGCCATGCATCATTTTCGGACATAGCTATCGGACGTCCCAGTTCGTCGTATTGTTTGGGAGGATCGATCCTCAAATAGAGTATGTGGGGCGCGAAATACATATTACCACAAGTTCGAAGCATCCTTTATCGAGGACAGGCCAATAGAGCTGCTCAATTCTTCGCCGGGCGTGATGCCATATTGCCGAAGCATCAGTTGTGCCCGTTGCTTCATGGCGCTTTCAGACCAGGACACCGAATGCCCGTTTTCGCTTACCGACAGAGGGTGCATTATCAGGCTGTCGATGAATTCGGATACGCGCTTGGCGATTAGTTGTTGCTGATGGTCGCTACCCGCCAGGGAGTTGGGATCGTAACCCCATTCCCTGGCGAAGCGGCGAACGCCATAGTCGGAGATGGTTCCGACCATGCTGAACTCCTGATGTATGCATTCTGCGACCGTCATGCACTCCTACGATTCTACACTCAGCGAGTAAATACCGTTGATTTCGGTAATGACGGGCAAAGAGATGGATTGCGCCTTCGTGAACTCCACGCCGTTCGAGTTATCCGTCTCGCCTTTGCCCCACTGCGAGATGCGGATGCGTCCGTAGTTGGAGTAGGCAACTCCCGGCTCGGGGCGAAGCTCGTTGTCTGCGTAGGCGTTTTTGATAACGCCGAGACGACCCTCCGGCACGAATACGAGGCTCTTGTCATTCCACGGTTTGTATTCGCGGATCTTGCCATTGTCCTGAATGCGCGTCATCCGTCGGATCACCTCGAATACGGGCAATCCGTTCGACCGCATGAACTCGTTTAGGTTGGCCAGCAGAAGTGGTGACGATGATTTGTCCGTGCCGAAGATGACCTGCTTCATCTTCTTGCTGCGCAGGATGTACGAAAGCCGCTTTTGATCCAGAAGGATGCGGTCGAAGGTCACCTTCTCCTGAGCCGCATCGACAATGCCTTGGATATCCTCGAATACATCGACCGTGTCGATGTTGCCCTCCGTCCACTGTGTATCTGCTGTGGCGATGTTTTCTTGCGGCATGCCATAGTCGATATTGCCTCGCACACCTCCTTCGGGGTTGTTTTCCTGAGTGAATGAAAATACCCCTTTGTTCGAGAGGGCACCTAGGAAGATGATGTCTATTTTGGCCTGTACGGATTCCACGACCCGTTCAACGCCGCCCCACATGAGGTTTACGAGCTGCTGTTTCTTTGCCTGATCTGAGATCATGCGTGAATCCAGCAGCTGAAGTACCTTCCGATAGTCTTCAATGGGCATCGGTAGGGTCATTTGGTGAATGAGGACTTTCTTGGCTATTGTAGCCAGGCCTTCAGTTCCCATAATGGGTTCCTTGCCTTTCGAATCCAAGGTGGCAGCTGCTACGCCCAGATTATACGATCCGATGATCTCTTCGAAATTGAACCCTACCGTGGGAGTATCCCACTCTAAAAAACGCTCGTAGACATTTTGGTCGAACAAGCGCTTGCGCAGTTCAGATGCTGCGTCGATGCGAGCTTGCACCTGCTTGGTCAGCTCGCTGAAAATAGAAGAATAATATACTTCGCTCATTGTTTACCTGTCTTTTACTGTCTGATGTACTTGATTTCAGGGTTGTTTTTCATACTGTAGCCTTGCAGCCAAGTCTCGGGGATGGGGTATGCTACATCCTTGAGGATTCGCGCCCCATAAGCTGCCGAGACAGTCGGAAATCCATTGGCCTTGGTGTATTCCTTTGTCGTTTCGATGACGGCGTCCGGAATTTCATCCCCTCCGAGCAGATCAGCGCCTGCTACTGCTTCTGTCATTGCTGCGCTTAATGTGATTTCGTCGTATGATTCGTTGGCGGTGCTAATGCTCTTGATGGTGCCGGAGGAATCGCCTACTTTGACGGCATCGTTGATCTGGAACATAGAGCCCTTGATGACACGCGGTTTGGTTGTGGTACCGCCCTCTACGATTCGTGCCGATTTGCAGATGGTGCACTCCATGTTCTCGAAATCGAGTTTGATAGGCGTTCCCTCTTTGAGTATCGTGCCTTCCGGATAGGTGCCCTTCACGGCGAAATCACCCGGCAGCACTTCGCGCTCTCCGCGCCAGAATACCGGGAACCCGCCCTTAACTTGTATCTTTTCGAATTTAATAGCCATGTTTGTTGTTGTTTTTATTTTGCATCCGGCAGATTTTCAGCCCACATTTTGGCCTCCTCTTTGCTTTGAGCCTCAGATGTGGAGAAGGGGAATGCCGTTTCCTGCCCCTCAAGCCCTGCGGCAACGAATCGCGTCTGGAGTGCTGCGAACTTCTCTTTGAGCTTCGCTTCGTCCGGATTTTCCTCGCTCATTGCAGATGCGAGGTTTAGGATATCATCCAATGCCGATTCGTTGATATTTGCCGCCTTGGCCGCTGTGCGCAGCAATGAATCCCGTTCGGCCTTTACACGCGCTGCTTCCAAGGCATCGTACTTTGCTTTTACAGCATTTTCACGCTCTTCCTGCTGGCGTTTGTAGGCTTTGAACCATTCGGGCTCTTCGCTACTGGGAGGAGTATTCGCCTGCCGCTCCCCTGTGGCAGGTTGCTCGATAGGCTTCCCGTCTTTGAGGTTATGCCGCTTCTCGTAGTTCTTGACTGCGGTCTGCTGCGCATCCCCTGCACGGTAGTCGCCGTAGCTGGTTAACACGTCCTGAAAGCCAATCCCCTCTGCTATGGTAGGTAATTGTGCTTCGTCCGTTACATTCTCCGACTTTTTCGTTGCGATTCGGTCGAGGATCGCATTGTCCACCCCCGTAAATTTGGTTTGGAGCAGTGCTAAAAGTTTTTCTTTCATATTATTTTAATTAATCTCTGTTGCAAAGATTTCGACGGGCATTTTAATAACAATGGGCAGGATGGAAATTTATACTTTTTTTGTACGGTAATTCAAAGCCTCTTTTATGCATTCAGATATCCAGCCGACCAAATAACAGAATGGCTCTTGGTTACTGCAATCAATGCGTCCACCGATATAATCGAATATCTCCATAGCCGCATGTGTAGATTCGTGGCAAACGTACTGGATATTTTGAGCGTTCGCCTTTGTGGCGAACCTGATAAGAACTCCACCCCTTTTATTTGTGATGTCGTATGTACTCTGCGTATCCGCCGCAGATGTGTCGTCCATATCTGTTATATTTTCAAACCTATCGCTTATTGCAGATGCGCTTTTTTCACCTATTACCACCCAAATTAACCGAGGATAAATTTGCGGATCAAATTGATGTATAATAGCCGTCATTGTCCTAAAAGTTTTATTCCGTCGGGGTATTGATACTTGAATTCTCGTCTTTTTTGGTCGAAAGGTTTGTTTTTGCATCCTCGTAGATGCTTGTGGCAGAGGCTTCTTTCATTTGCCTAATTCTTTCGATTTCCTCTTGGTAATTATCTGCAACACCCATTAATTTTACAGATTCCTCAAGTGAAAGCACTCCATCTGCATAGGCTTTCCCTATGGATTGCCACCTTGCAGTAATGTCTTCGTTGAAGGGCTCCGAAAATTCATGCTCGATCTTGAGGGTGGCGAGTTTGTCTCTCATATGGATATGAGTTACATTCATCATAATCGCCAAAATGAGATTCTTTTCCCGGTCGACGAGTTCGTCATATATCTCTTTTCGATTATCACGCTTGATATATCCGAGAACCATTGCGCGCTTAATGGCTTCACCGGACAAAGTCCCCAATCCGACCATTTTCTCTGGAGTGAACTCCGGAGTGAAAGTATCGAAAAGTATAGATTCTTTTAAATCCGACTTTTCCTGTTGCCTCGTTTCAGACGACATAGGTGGATTAAGGTATTCAAACCGATCATCTTTGCTTGACAGCTTGATCCCCTTTCCGGGGGAATCAGCTTTGGGAAGACTTTTGATAACCTCTGCGGTGGCAATGAACATTGGATCCGCAAAGTAATTGTTGGTGTCTGCGGTTTTTGAGTCAATACTTTCTTCCCGATCAATTCGGGGCTGCAATCCATCCCATGCCGTATTTTGCTTGTAATAAATGATGTTAATTTTACCAGTTGGATTAAGCACTGGGGTCACATCCCAACCTATTTTGGCTTTTCTGCCCCGGAATATAAAAGTGGGTGTATGAATGTCGAAATGCTCTACTGTTCCGGCGCCCTCCTTCAAATAATACCCACATCCAAATGCGAGGAGGTTACCATATTGGTCGAACATGGGGCGCAAGGTATATCCGTTAGACTTCGACAGCACAACTATTTTCACCCAAGGAAGCCCCGTTGCCTCGTCCCTGTAAATGTGATACAGCTTTGCACTTTGGGTTTCGGCTCCGGCCAGCCGTTTAGCCTGTCGCATCTTACTGTCGAATCGTATTTCTCGAAGGAATTGTTTGTAAGCCGAAAATGCATCGGCATCACCGGATTCGTCGGATACCTTCCATTTTATCGGATTTCCAAGCAGGAAGAACAATTCCACCTCATTTATATAGCGTTGACGAGTGCGGGGCAATTTCTCCGTGCGGTAATCTTCCTGTCCCTTCCTCGTTTTGTCTCGACGCCCCATTACGGCGTGGGATTTTGGATTGTATTCGCACAGGGCCTTGGACACTTCGACATCATGATCTTCCATCAAAGACATAGCCCGGCTGATGTCTTTTGCCTTGATAAGCTCCATTAAATCCCGCTCAACACCTAATGCATTGAGCGTTTTATTTTGGAAAAATGTAAAAAGGCGATCTAAAAAGTTCATTGTTTACCAAATATTAATATCACTTAAATCATCGTCTTGTATCGGTGTGCTGCGCTTTTCAAAGCATCCGGTCAGCGCATCGGGGGCATCGTCATGCGCATTGCCCCCTTCTTTCATGTATCCCATAATGGCCTGATAGAATTCCGGCCACCTTTTGTCCCAATTTGTCGGGAAAAATGTCATGTTGTTGACGTCTGCCGACTTGGTAAATATGCGCACCTGCTTATTATCGGTCTGGCAAAAGCAACTAACCGTTGTGTGGGTAATGTTCATCTGGCGAAGGATGCGTTCTACATTGCGCGCAAAGCCCCGCCCTCCGTTATTGCTTTCAATATTAGCCCATTCCGTCCTGTTCCTTGCAAGCATTTCGGCCGTCTTGGGTTCGGTATACTCCATGGGCTTTTTTGTGTAGAGCACATCGGTCACATAATTTCCCTCGGGTAATTCATCGTAACATATCGAACATAGATAGTCACTTCCCGTATCTGCTGTATCGGTGTAATTCTTATGCGTGCAATCTTTGGAGTAGGGGATAACGTCGTATGTTCGGAATTCACGATACATTAATCCCTCAAGAGGCTTGGGATTCTGCATGTACTGGGTCTCAAATATGAAGGGATCCGCTTCTTGGTATCGCTTTAATTTATCAAGCGCGAACCGATCCTCCCAAAGTGCACGTTCGGTAGGTAGCCCTGCATCTAAGATTGCGGGGAATTTGACAACATCCCATTCTCCACCTTCCTCTATCGTGCCTTCAAGCTGCAATAAGTACCCGCAAAAATCATCTGGAGCGAGCCTTTGAGCTGTTACAATGACCGGGGTGCGAACGTCATTAAGACGGTTCTTGAATGTAGAAGTCCACAGTTCGCCAATGCGCTCTTTGGTAGTACTGGAGTAGCTATCCTGGGCCTTCATTGGGTCGTCAATACTCATTGCACCGCTGAATTCTTGTGCTCCCAGTTTACCGCATCCAAATCCTGTTATTTGACCCATAAAGGGAGCCGCATACATTACGCCCCCGCTTGAGGTGGATATACTTCCTTTGGCATTGTTGGACAGTTCGACATTTGGGAAGAATGCGCGGTAATTGGGATCCTCCATGATCCTTCGTATGTTCGTAACATTCCGGGTAGTGAGTTGATCGCTACTCGAAAGATGCATGAACTCGGAACGCGGATTGATGGCAAATCCTATCGCAGAGAAAGACACGACGGCTAACTCTGTTTTAGAATGTCGCGGAGGAATGTTAAACATGAGCCTATTAGTCGGGTGTTCTCCACGGAGTACTTGGTCGAGTTTATGGCATATTATTCGATGATGGGGCGCAATCCGAAAAGGTTGTTTGTTCACAGCCTCGAACATTACAGCCGTAAATGCCAAGCACCCTTCCTTCAACAAGAAGTCACCTACACTGGAATAATCAGTCATCGCTCCTGCTCATTTGTATTAATTGAAAGAAACGATCTGTATTGAATGTCGGCTGCGGAAGGTCATTACCTTTAGTGTCAGTGTTGGCAGTTTTCTCCGGGGCATTGTATCCGAGCATGCGGTTGATGGTTTCTATCGCCTTGCTTTTGTCCATCAATTCCACGACGGGGCTACCTGAACGGTCAATCTTTATGGACTGGATTAAACGCCGTTTTTCAGGCGGAAGAGATTTTAGGTCTTGGAAAGAAATTGAGGGAACCTGCCGTACGCCATATTCGGTTTTCATATCAACCATGTCGGCATCGACAAAGTCGAGTACGTCGGCATTAATGATGGATACATTAAGCCGGATTAGCTCCTCTTTGGTGATAAGTTCTTTTTCGGCTAATTGGGCTTGAAGTTGTTTTACCCTCCCCGTAACCACCCCGTTTTGAAGCAGCTCGCCCGATCTTTTCCATACCGTTTCATCGCTCATTTTCGAACACTCATACGCAAAGCGATACGCCTCGGATGCGTTGCCGCACTCGAGGTACTTGTTGCAGAACTTCTCCTGCTTTATCGTCAGCTTCCCTTCTGCCATGAAAAACAATCTCTCAAGGCAAAGATGGGAGCAGGCATTTTAATAACAATGGATTCCGCCCCTAATTTTTGAGGCTTTTATCTTTGGACGGATTGTTCTAAAGGTTTGTGTTTTCTCTATAAGGGAACCTTACTTTGGTGGTGTTTATTGTTCTAAAGGTACAAAAAAGCCCCGACTGTGTAGCTGGGGCTGATAGTAAGCATACCAGATTAACAGGTCGATGGCATTAAGCGCCCTTATTGTTTTCGGGATACGATAATTTTTCCGCTTACGACAGATGTATCCTGTTTTTTTTGTGACATAGTGGTTTTGGCGTCCGCAGATTTTGCATTACGTTTAGTATTGCCATATAAAGGCATACTTTTCAGCCCGTCTATGTGTTCGTACAGCCCATTGTCTATATGCTGAGCATACATTGCATCAAGAACGAAATCGATACCTTCTCGGCGTGCTAATTTTGCAGCGGGGACAAAATCAGAATCGCCGGAGATAAGCACAATCTTGTCTACAAACTTTTTGAGGGCAATAGACGCAATGTCAACCCCAATTTTCATATCAATGCCTTTTTGCCTTATCTCAAAGCACACATCATCCTCTACGAAATTGGAAGTATTTTTTGTACCTGCTATTATGTCGTTAACTACACGAGGGCGAAACTGCCACGAGTTTGTTTTAAGAGTGCCTAATCGTAGAGCAACCTTTCGTTTCTTTTTCAGGGCCTCAATAAGTTCTCTTTTAAATTTAGCTTGCGGGGAGCCTCCGAAGTTAATACATTTATGAGATATAGGATTATGAACCCTCTTGTCCAACGGAATACAGTCGTAATAAAATATCCGATACAAGTAATTTTCATTACCTACATGAGAATGCGCCAACCTGTAAATATCATCCGCGACCGTTTGAGGCAATTTACGACCGGATTTATTGTACATCGCGTTGTATCGTTTAATGAAAAATCCTCCGTCAATAAGTACAGCTACTTTTACGGGCGTTGATACACAGGGAACATCTGTGCGCTTTTTGGGCGAGTTATTAGTTGGCATATATTTAATAAAAAAGGCTTCTGGGTCGGCATATTCATTATCAAAGAGGGAATATACGGAAGCCAGAAGCGTAATTGTGTATGCAAATTTACACATTCACTTTTAAACGTGCAAATTTTTCACCAACTTTTTAGTTGCACAATGAAAACGCAGTCGATGATGCGATTATTGTCCCAGCGTATAAAAAAGCCCTGACAGATGCCGGGGCTTTGGGTCATTGAATATTGATATGTCCACCTGAATTATCCAAGTATACGCGCACATTCTTGGATTCCCGCGTCCCGTTATATTCAGTGCGGGTTACTTTTAATAAATGGCTATCGGCTTCCTGTTCTAAGTATTCAACTGCATACCGTGGCGCTTGGTCATAGGAGCCCGTATATTCATCGAAAATCGCTACTTCCTGAACGTCGGATAGTTCGCCATGATCGTAAGCCACTAATTTGATTGATTGATCTGGACTTGTATACGCGAGCCAGGATTCTACATCATTAGGGTTTATGAGGATGCGAGATTGCGTATAATCTGCAGTGGCGAATGCTGCCCCTATTATATCAAATGCTGTTGTTGGGGGACGCGGAATCCATCCATCGAGGCTATTTAAAGTAAATTCATAAAATTTGTTTCCGCTCGGTATCTCATAAAACCATATGATGATACTCGAATTTTCATGCATATCATCATAACTATAAAAAAATAGACAATTGTTAGATAATTTTCCTGTATTTATATAACCATCATAATGCGAAGAAGCAGTATCCAGCACTTTATTTCTGGTCGTAGTGCCGTCGACCCTATATATTACTAAGTCTATTTCAGTCCTACGATTTCGCTTATCGCTGTATGTTATTGGTATTGTGAAGTAATCATCTCCGAATGTTAATTCATCTGGCAGGATGGTTGTAATCTCATATTTCACTTCCTCCCCATATTCTGTATATCCGACTGGTTTCCCCCAGTCTGTATAATCATATATGCATTTATGAGTAAAGTAATCGAATACTCCAATCCAGGCATATGTGTCATCTCGCTTGCCCAATATTACAACATAATCTTTACCCCATAATTCCCTAATTGGGTAGGTAGCAGTATCATTGTTGTTGGAATCATAGTCTCCCCAACAACCTGTAATAAATAATCCTTCCGTATCAATATTGGAAAAGTCGAATTTCTTGTTGTATCCACTTAGTGGATCAAAGCCATCATCATTATTGCTTTCTGATGTGCAGGCGCATAATGTTAGTCCGGCAATGAATAGTAAGAAGTGCAATAACTTTTTCATGAGTTTATGAATTTACCCCTATCGAAATGAGTTGGTAAGAAAAGAGTAAAAAATATTTGTGCTATTGAAATAAACCGAAGTTTTTATGTTTTGGTCTGCGGGCGCCCCGGTCATTTTTAAAGGAGACCGTAATCTCCTTTAAATGTGTAGCTCGATTATATGGATCTTATTTTGGGTGGTTCTATTTTATCATATTGCTTCCGCTCTAATGAAGATGGCATAAGGCTAATTAGAATACCGCTATGCCTCTTTTTTTTGGGCGACATCGCCCTTGCTTTTCGCTCTCTCTTCTCGGTACAGGTCAATTAAAGCCCCGTTTTGCCGAATCAACTCCTCGTTTTGGCGGAGTAGTGAATCTAAGAATCTCTCCATAGTTTTTGGGTTATTTAGTTCAGCTTTCGTTGGCGTGACGTCTTCGCCTCCTTGGCTGACAGGTTGGTCTTCTATGTTGGATATGCCAAAATATTGGAGTATATATCTGGCATTTGCTCTACTCGGCTTGCCTTCTCCTTTCTTCCATTTGCCGATAATTGTTTGTGACAATCCAGTCGCTTTGGCGATTTTATACGGAGTGTCTTGTGTGCTTCGTAGTAATTCTACGGCCTTATCTATCAGTTTATCAGGCATGAAGGTAATCTGTCTATAATATTTTGGAATGCTATAAAATTATTTTATTAAAAATACTTCACTATTGTATTGATGTGCTCAAATAGTTTAGTATATTTGCAATATCAAACCTAATGCAAGTGCAAAGTTAAAATAGGTTTGAAGTATAAACAATGTAAAGTTATACAAAAAACGCAGAAATAACCAAATAAAACAGAAATAAAACAATGATGACGGACGAAAAGATACAAGAAAACGCCTTTACAAAAGGTCTCGCCGTTGCAGATAAAATGCCGGGCAAAATAGGGACTATGATTCGGGAGGATTTACGCCGGGGGCTTGGTAATATTACCCCTCAAGCCTTGTGCTATCGGGCGAATGGTAATCTGGAGCATACGGATTTTGAGCGCAAAGGCATTGAAGAAACCTTTACCAACTACGGAATCAAAGAGCCGTGGGGGCTGGCGTAGCTATGAAAACCGATACCATACTGAGCAAACGTGAGCGAGAGGTTATGAACCTCATCGTGCTGGGATATTCGGCCCGCGAGATCGCAGATCGGATGAATGTCATATACCAATGTGTAGCGAATCATCTGCAAAGCATCTACGACAAGACGGGCTGCAAGCGAACATTGCATGCACTTGTCACCTGGTATTTCACGCAGAACTTCGGCATCACGCTTAACATATCGGAAATGACCCGGCGGGTCGGAGCGGCGATTCTTCTCTGTCTGTTCTCGGTCGAAGTATTTAACACGGATGTAGAGTGCCGCAGATTAAGAACGCGCCGTGGCCGGGAGTTCCGGGTGGAAGAGTTAATAGAGAACTAAACTTATAAACCAAAAATAAAATAGTATGGAAAATTTACTGCAATGCAAAGGTAAGAAATTCAAAGCCAATATCAATGACCTCCCAGCTGAAGGGCGTATTCAGGTAGAGGAAGGGAGTATTTATCTATGCCAAGATGCGAGTAGTGGATCCAGTTGCGAAGACAAATTAGGCTTCAAATACAGTTGGTTTATCGGGGATGGTAGCGAGATGGCACTCATCAAAAACGGCGTTTCAAATCTTTGTATCCGCCCTTCGACGAAAGAAGAGGCCGAATCTTTCAAGGATTGGCAGGTAGGGGATAAGCTTGTATACGAATCAAACACTTGGGAGGTGATTTTCCGTAGTGGAGAATTGGTCGTGTGCAAGAGAGAGAACGGCAATGCGACTTACAATTTCACTTGCGACGAGCTTTACACATTAGGTTTTCGCCTTGTTTATGAACCTGATCCTGAATCTGAGATTGTCGAAGTAACGATGGATGAAATCGCCAAGATGAAAGGCATTCCGGTTGAGCGGCTCCACATCAAAAAGGAATAGCATCACGAGGTGTGTAGCTCAAAGGTAGAGCGGTGCAGGGATGCGAAATAGAAGCACAAAGGTTGAAAGACCTCGCATTTCCGGGCGCAGGTTGCAGGTTCGAATCCTGCCGCACTTACAAGATAGCCACCGCATAGGTGAGGGGTTTGATTGCTGGCACTAACCCCGCCGCAAGGCAAAAGCGATCCGTTAGGCCGATAATAGCGTCATCGGCGGGCCGTGGGCAAGGCTCAAAGTGATAGCCCCGCAAAAGCAAATAGCCGAATGCGCGAAAGACTGGCATAGGCTTCGAGCTGCGATGATATGAGCGGCGAGAACCACCGGGATAAATCAAGCATTATTATGCCTGGTGTGGCTTGACCGCCTATCCAGGCTCTATGGCAGGCCTTGCGCACCGTTCTTTCAGCAGTGGGTTATTTCATTTTAGGCGTGAGGTCTGCATCTTGCCCGCGTGCGCTTTTCGGTGGCGCAGTTTTGAAATGGAGTTTAAAGTTACAGTGCGCGCGGGCTTATTTGCAACACCTTAAAACAATTATACTATGGAGAAGAACACTTTGAGGAAGAGGAGATTTCTATGCTTCGACCTGACGCCCAGGTGGAAAATGTGGAAACGGATCGAAGACCTGGAGGTGCGGCTTGCTACATGCCTTTGCGAGCGCAATGAAGCGGATGGACGCCTTATCGAGCGGGAACACGAGGTATTGGCGCTCACTCAAGCACGTGATACCCTGTACAAGCGCATCGACGAACTGGAAGGCAGGCTCAGGAAATTCGACCGTACCCGTGGGAAAAGCGGCAAATACATCAAAGGCCATGAAACACGATCCGCAAAATAAAATTCTGGCCTATCTCAAGGCCGGCGGCAGGCTGACTGTTCGCAAGGCTGAGAGGCTGTACCACACAACGGAGCTGCGCCGGATCATCAGTCGGCTCCGGAAAATGGGATATTCCATTTGCTCGAACAAACAGAGGGCCGTTACGGAAGACGGACGGCCGACACAGTTTAACGAGTACTATATGCCACAGGTAGCGGATTCCTGCCAATAATCCGCAAATCGCATTTTAAGTTTGGTATTTGCCATTGGCCTGCTGTGAAGCACGCGGATGGTGTGCCGTCGGCATTAAAGCCCTACGCGGTGGCGTGGGTGAGTGGAGATGTCGGCGGCATTTATTGAGCTATGGTGTAATGGTTAACACACCGCCCTTTGGAGGCGGTACTCCCGGTTCGAATCCGGGTAGCTCAACGGGGTTCTAACCCTAATGTTGTGAGTTTGATCGGGCGCTTGGGCGTTTGTCACAACGGAAGCTGACAGAGGGTATATCCCTCGACAATCCGAGGCTGCGTGAAGGAAGTAGCAAGGCCGAGGCGGGCTAAGCCCACGAAACGGGAGATAAAGAACGCAAATCGGCGGCGCGAAGCACAGTAACGCCGCCACCGCGGGGGCAGTAAGAAGCCCCCGCTTCTTTTGGATACAATCAAACGACCATGAATAAATATCTTCAAGAGCTCAAAGACAAAGGACTGGTGCCTTTACGGCTCGACAACAACACGGTGCTTTGGGTTACACCCGACAAGGCCAATGAGAAGTACAAAACACGCTACCTCAAGAATGCCGAGAGGTCGCGGAGGATGGCATTGAATTTGGGGTGAACCCTAAAAAAAAGTGGAGTGTCCTACCACTCCACGGGCGGCATCTGTTTACGCTGCGCTATCAACAGGCACCCATATACAAAAGGCCTTGGCCTTTTTGGGATATATTACCTTCCCATTTTTACGGATGTACTTGCAAAATACGAGTTTATACAGCTTACCGCCTTTGGACTTAAGAGATTCCATGAAAACACCTCCTTTCTTTGCGGCCTTGCGGCCAATTAACGTCTTGCATCCTACTGCAAGACAAAACCCGGTAGTAGGATACCGGGTCTTTTAGAACTTGTCTTTGGAATAATTTGAAAAGCCGATGTTATTCCTTCATCTCTTAAGTCCGCTACAAATATAAGTGCATTGAACTACACATGCAAGATGTATAAGAATTATCACCGTTTGATATATGGCGATATAGGTAAAATTTATTTTGCAGATTCGAAATGACAACCAAACAAATAAAGTCGGTAATAAAGAAATTTCCGCATAGTGAAGTCCGAGTGCCTTTCACTTACCATCATGACTATTTGCGTGGGAACTGCCTAGCTCTCGCCGGATGGTCAAGGGCAGATATAGCAAACTCTACCGTTAAATTCGACAATCAAGAACTTTATGCGCTTGCTCTTCTTCAGATAATAGATGAAACATATCCATGTGATATTGTCATCACTGCATTTACTGACGAAGATAGGGCTATTATCCGAGAATGTACAACGCTGGCAAAAGAAATAGTGGCTTTTTATAATAGGAAGTTTGCAAATGTCAAATAATATTTTGCAGATTCGAAATGAATTCCTATATTTGTAGAGCCAAACCACCCAATTGAGGGTAAATCAGAAAATACAAAACGCCTTTTAGGGCGTGTTCTCGGTTCACTTCTGCACCCGCAGTTGTGGTGGTTTGGCGACTAACTGGAGGGCACGTCCTTCTTTTTATACATATTGTTCAACTAACTTGTGTTAACCAAATGCCAAACCACAACACAAGTGGTATCCGGGTAAATAACACCCAGACCACACCGCGCGCGAAGAAAAGCCGCACCGCATTCTACCGTTGCCATCTGAAGGCCAACAAACCCCTATTTTCATCTGATAGGGTCGATTACACCAACGTTATCCGCGCCACGTGCGAGGAGCATGCTTTAGGCTGTTTCCTTGCTCAGTTCCGCGTGCTCTATCCCGCGTATGCTGTCGTTGTCGGCACCATACTCGTAAGCCGGGTATTCCCTTCCAAGTCTAAACATTAAACCGATGAATCATGGACAATGATACTCAGCTTGTCGGCGTAAGACGCACCGATAAGCAGCTGCTCACCGACATATTTTGGCGCATGCAGTACAGAATCCGGCAACGTGTCATATGCAGGATAAGCCTGTGGAATTACGTATCGTACAATCGCATGAGAGGGAGGAACGTGATATGACCGAGTTATTCATCTTCCTGATGTTGGCGGTTCCGATTTCCGTCGTGTTTCGCTGGGTGCTGTCGAACCAGCACCGCAAAAAAGAAATAGGCGAATTGTTGGATAAAATCTTCGATTAACATGGACACACAATATTACACGATACCCACGTCAACCACTGTGCTTGCACTGGAAGAGTACCAGGACATTCCCAGCGAGCACATCAACGGTGATCGGGATAAATTCTCGGAGGTTGCCTCAAGGCTGGTCGACATAGACCTGAAGCTGATATACCATGCTTTCCGGGAGGCTATCAGGAAAGATCGTCGTGGTGATGAAGACGGCCGGGTCTATACGGTTGCATACAAAATCTACGACATTCAGGCGAGGCATCACTATATGCCTGTTTATGAACGCCGATACGACGTCTTCGCCGGATGTTTCGAGGAGGTGCAAACCGGGTGCGAAGACAGCATCGAGGTTATTAATGTCACCGATATTGACGGCCGGATATGGCCAGGGCATATGGCCCGGTTGAAAAATTACGCAAAACGAAACAATTTATAACAATGAGGACAATCATTGAAGTTGCCATTGGCAACATTACCATCTTTAGCGAGAAGTACTCACGACGTCTTGCGGATAAAGAAATCCATAAGGTTGTGCGTGAAGGGTGCATAGGCATCGACCGGAGCAAAGCCGTGATAACTATTAAATACGAGTAGGCTTATGAAAGAGTTAATCGCTATCCAGTCGGAACTGAAAGCCCCCAAGGGGCAGTATAACAGTTTCGGGAAATACAAGTATCGGAGCTGCGAGGATATTCTCGAAGCAGTCAAACCGCTACTCAAAGCGCATGAATGCGCGTTGAACCTTTGCGATGACATTGTCAATGTCGGCGATCGCTACTACGTGAAAGCCACGGCGCGCATCACCAACGCCTCCGGAGAATCGGCGACGGCCACCGCTTTTGCCCGTGAAGATTTCGACAAGAAAGGGATGGATGGGGCACAAATCACCGGTACAGCGTCGAGCTACGCTCGCAAATATGCCCTTAACGGGTTGTTTTGCATCGACGATACAAAAGATGCAGACACGGACGAGCGGCGAACCGAGAATACCAACCGGGCAGCTGCGCAAAGTGCAAAAACTGCACAATCCACTGAGACCCCGGCCAACGCTCCGGCACCTGCCCGCAAACGAATTACTATGGAACACCTGGATGACCCTATCACCTGCGATCAGCTGCTGAAATGGATGTACGGGTTCCTCACGACTGACAACTATGCCGCAGATTTTGACGCAAGGGCACGCCTGCTGAAATACCGCGACGCCGATGCCGAAGTCGTGGATCGCTTCTCGGCGCTCTTCGAATCATATCGTCAGGCACGCAAAAATGCAAAGTGATATGGAAGCACAGGTAATGTTGCTGCGGGAATCGACGCCCGCCGCCGAGCTGGCCGCCCGGGCTATCTCCTCGGTTGTAAACGGGGAAGTAGACCCGATCACGGTTCACATCAATATCAGCCGTATGGAGGCCGCCATCAAGCTCTTCAAGGAGAACACCTACGTGCGCGACATCACGCTGCGGGAGCTTGCCAAATACGGCAAATCGCATCAGTTCGGAGACTGCCGACTGGAGGAGGCCGAATCGGGCGTCAAGTACGACTATTCGATGTGCGGCGACAGCCGGCTGAACGATATGTACAAGACGCTGGAAGCCCTCAAGGCCGACATCAAGGAGCGCGAGGAGATGCTGAAAAAACTACCGCATACCGGAATGGCAGACCCCGATACGGGCGAGGTTCTTTTCCCTCCAGCCCGTAGTAGCAAAACGACCATCAAAACCACTTTCAAAAAGCAATAAACAATGGCAGAACTGATTAATGTGTCGCTGTGTGTCAGCGACATTCCCAAGGACAAGATTTTTGTTGCCGAAAACGGCAAGAAGTACATCGGCATTTGCGTATCTGAGCTCCGCGAGGTTGACCAGTACGAGAATACGCACTGCGTGTTCATCCGGCAGTCGAAAGAGGAGCGCGAACGCAAGGACAAGCGGACGTATGTAGGCCGGGGCAAGGCGGTGGTATTCCGTCCCTCGGAACCCACTCCCGACCAGGTTGCAGATTTGCCGGTCGCCGGAGATGTGGATGACCTGCCTTTCTAATGTAGCGCCGTATGGTTTACGATCTGAGCACCGACATCGACCGGGAGCGCTTCAAACATCGCGTTAATGCCTTGTATGGCCGACGTGCGCTTGTCGAGTGTTCAGAACGGAAGCCACAGCGCACGGGGAAGCAAAACCGATATCTCCATTGTATTCTTGGCGAATTCGCCATGCAAACCGGGAATCCGATAGGATATGTCAAACAGGAATATTTCAAACGGCTATGCAATCCGGAATTATTTGTGCGCGTCGAATACGACAAGCTGATGCACAAGGAGGTCGAAAGGCTCCGGTCAAGTCGTGACCTTGATACAGGAGAGATGACAACAGCAATAGATCGGTTCCGTAATTGGGCTTCAATGGAGGCGGGCATCAACTTACCAAGCCCCGAGGATAATGAATGGATCTCTTTCATCGAGCGGGAAATGCAACATCAAAAAGTGTGGCTGTAACACGGACATAGAATGAATTACTTAGGCCTGATACGAAAATTTTGGCAACTTGATGCAACGTGGCAATTTGGCTGCTGTGAATCGAGGCTTTACTTCTACCTTGTAGAACAAGCGAATCGGTTAGGCTGGCCGGATAACTTCACGCATTCCGACGCACGGACGTCGATCAATGTAGGGGTGTCACCTAAGAGTTTGCGCGCAGCCAAAAATCGTCTTATGCAGGCTGGGTTGATCTCATTCTCCGGCGGCGGAAAAGGTCGTGCCGATAAATGCAAATACACTTTTAGGTGTTCAAATTTACCACCTATAGTCCCACCTAACGGGACACCTAAAGGTACACCTAACGGGACACCTAAAACAGACGATACTTCTTATATAGAAGATAAACTAAACCAAACATATAATACCCCCTATAATCCCCCTTTGCAGGGGGAAGAGGTTACGGGCATCCCCGAAGAGTTCGTAACTCTTTGGGATGGGTTTAAGGGAAAACGCAAGTCGCTTGCTGACGACTATAATGACTTTTGCAAAAAGACGGATGGTTTGACCATTGATTATGTTAAATTAGGATACCATGCCCAGCTTGCAAAAAACGTCTATTTCCAGACGTGGCTAAACGACTTTTTTCCGAAAAAATCCCGGTGCACGCTTGACACCTCGGCTGTCGAACCTACGTTCCAACCCATTGTGGCGGATTGGCTTGCCTACAAGTCTGAACGCGGACAGACCTATCGACAGCGGGGCTTCGAGAGCTTCTATGCGCGGCTTATGGAACTTTCCGGGGGCAATGCGGATACTGCCCGAGGGATTATCGAGCAGTCCAAGGCTAATAACTGGGCGGGGATATTCCCGCTGAAAACGACAAACGACTATGGCAGAAATGCAGACAATCGGGTCGCTCATGGCGACATTACCAGCGACGAGTTCATGCGCCGTTGCGAAGAGCGGGTCAGAGCGCGCCTTGCTCGCACAATGGCGCGGGAAATGGGGACGGACGGCGGCGGTGATGCTTAAGCGTTTTAACCCCGGCGTGCAGCGCTATTGCGCCGCGAATATCGACCGTTGCTTCACGGGGGATGCGCCGTCCCTGTGGCAGGTGCGGAAAGCCTACGGTGGGGATACGCTCGATTCGTGGCTGGATATTCAGCTTACCGATCTGGTGAACTTCTGCGGCGTGAAGGGCAAGGAGGAGTTTTCACGCATCACGGACGCGGTGGCGGCGGTCATAGCAGACAATTTCGGTTATCTGAAACTATCGGAGTTGATGCTCTTTTTCCAGCGTTTCAAGGCGGGGCATTACGGGCATTTCTACGGCACGGTAGACCCGCTTGTCATCACCGAGGCGTTGCAGGTGTTTCTCGAATATCGAGCCGACCGACTGGCACGCATCGAACGCGACCGCCACAAAACCGAGAAGCTAAAGAGGGAGGAGGAGCGCGCCGATCGGGAACGCCGGGGCGAGCTGCTGACCGCCGAGGAGTGGAAAGAGATAGGATGGCTTTTTAATCTATGAACGAACTATGACGTACATAGGCATTGATACGGGAGTACATACAGGCTTCGCGGTATGGCATTCGGACACAAAATACCTCGCGGAAGTGAGCACCATGACGATCACCCAGGCAATGGAGCGCGTGAAAATGATCTCCGACATTCGGGGCAAAGATAGTATTCGACTGTTCATCGAAGATGCTCGCCAACGCAAATGGTTTGGCAATACGGGACGAGAGCGCCTGAAGGGAGCCGGAAGCGTTTGTCGAGATGCATCAATTTGGGAAGGTTGGTGCAAGGAGCAAGGCTTGCAATATCGGATGATTGCTCCTAAGAATAATCGTACGAAACTATCCGCAGCACAATTCAAAGCTCTTACGAAGTGACAGGGGAATACCTCGGAGCACTCAAGAGATGCCGCCATTTTAGTATTTGGCAGATAAGTTTTGCAGTCACGCCAGTCCCCTCAGTTAACCTTTAACGAATGATAAAATGAAAGTCATAGTAACCTTTTCGGGTGGGAAAGACAGCTGCATGAGTTATTACGGATTATGACTATGAAATTACGAGTATTCACAAGTTTTTCCGGCTATGACAGTCAGTTGATGGCTCTTCGGGACATCGGCGCGGACTACGAGTGCGTGGGCTGGTCGGAGATTGACAAATGGGCGATTAAGGCTCACGATGCAGTATTCCCGGAGCTGGCAGACCGAAATTACGGCGACATCACGAAAATCGATTGGAACGTCGTTTCGGACTTCGATCTGTTCACCTACTCGTTTCCGTGTACCGACATCAGCATCGCCGGAGAGCAGAAGGGTTTCGAAGAAGATTCGGGCACCCGTTCATCCCTGTTATGGGAATGCCGTCGGCCGATCGCGGCCAAGCATCCTAAATTCCTGCTGATGGAGAATGTGAAAGCCCTCATATCGGAGAAATACCGTCCGCTGTTTCTCAAATGGGAATCGTGGCTTCGCTCGCTCGGTTATGTCAATTATACGGAAATACTCAACGCCAAAGATTACGGCGTCCCGCAGAACCGGGAACGTGTATTTATGCTCTCCATTCTTAACGGCTGCTGGTATGAATTCCCGCATCCGGTCAGGCTGGAAAAGCGGCTGAAAGACGTATTGGAATTGGAGGTAGACGAGAAGTATTATCTGAGCGAAACAATGCTGAAATTTCTGCAAAAGCAGACAGGCCGAAATGAACCGTTTAAGCCTGCAAAAATAGCCGATCTTAATGGTGTTGCCATGACGATAAATGCAAGAGCACACAAAATGGGCAAACAGGATAATTATGTGATGCAGATCGGCGTAACGAAGCAAACGGACTGGAACCGACAGCAATACCGGGTATACGATCCGACTGGCATCAGCCCGACGATAACGACGAAATCGGGCGGCGGACTTGAACCGAAAATCCTGATGCGGGGACGCGGCTTCAACAAAGGCGGCGAAGCGGATCTTCCCGGAACGATTACAGGCAGCGCGTGGGAACAAAACAATCTGCTGGACTATGCCGGCTGCATCCGCCGCCTTACGCCCCGCGAGTGTTTGCGGCTGATGGATGTTTCGGATAGTGACATTAACAAGATACAAGCTGCGGGAATCAGCGATACACAGCAGTACAAGCTGGCCGGAAACAGTATCGTAAAGGCCCCGATGATGGGGATATTTGAAAACATGTTGAGATACGGATTATGCGAATAGGTTTGGTTGACATAGACGGTCACCACTTCCCGAACCTCGCGCTGATGAAACTGTCAACTTGGCATAAAGCGCAGGGTGATTCGGTAGAGTTCGCCGACCCGATGTTCGGTCGCTACGACCGGGTTTGTATGTCGAAGGTTTTCACTTTCACGCCCGATTGTCCGGACATCTACCATTGCGAGGTGATCCGGGGCGGGACGGGATTCCGGGACTATACGACGGTATTGCCCGGTGAGATCGAGCATATTTGCCCGGATTATTCGCTGTACGGAGTAAATGAAGCCTACGGATTCCTTACCCGCGGCTGTCCGAACCGCTGCCCGTGGTGCATTGTTCCGCACAAAGAAGGAGCCATCCGGCCCGCGTCTCCGCTACGGGAGTTTATCGGCGACAAGCGCCGGGCTGTATTGCTCGATAACAACGTGCTGGCATCGGACTTTGGGCTGGAACAGATCGAGGAAATAATCCGCATGGGCATCGCGGTTGATTTCAACCAAGGGCTGGATGCCCGGAGGGCGTGCGATGATCCCTACATCCTCGACCTGCTGGCGCGGGTGAAGTGGATTCAGCATATCCGGTTCGCCTGCGACCGGATGTCCCAACTGGAGGCGGTTACAAAGTGTGTCAAAGAGTTGGGACGCCGAGGTATCAAGCCATATCGCATTTTCGTCTACTGCCTGATACAAGATGTCGATGAATCATTGGAGCGGATCAACGCCCTGCGTAAATTGAAAGTCTGCCCGTTTGCCCAGCCTTACCGGGATTTCGATAATAACATCGAGCCGACAAAGGAGCAGAAACGGTTGGCGCATTGGTGTAACAAGAAATCAGTTTTTTACAGTTGTGAATTTAAAAACTTTAGAGGATGAAAGACCAAGTAACGAGCATCGAGCAGTCGAAGCGGCTGATCGAGTTGGGAGTGCCCGCGGAGAAGGCGAGCATGATATATCAAAGTCATTTCACTCAGGGCGTGCCTAAATTGTATGCTCAGCCTTACCAACGGAACGGTTACCCGCCAAAAGAAAAAATACGAGAAGATGTTGTCCCCGCCTTCACGGTCGCCGACCTGCTGGGGTTGTTACCTCCGAAAATTTCATGTCAAGACCCATCTGATGGGAATTTTCGCATGAGGCGATATATGGGCGAGAATGGCATCGAGTGGGTTGTCGACTACGATCGTTTTATCGCTAACGACGTTAGTATTATTAACGCCCTTGTCGAAACAATCATCCTGCTTGTGTCTACTAAACATGAGTTGAACCTATAAAATTACCAACCATGAAAAGCGAAAAAGCAAAACAATATTTGTTGAAAGTGGTAAGACCGATAGCGATGATGTATCCCGATTGTCCGGGAGAATGTGATATTAAGCTAATAGAGGCAAAACGGGCTGTCGAGCTTGCCGAGCAGGAAGCCGAGGAGCGGATGCGGAAAAGAGCGATTGGCGCATTCGACGATATGTGGTTCGAGAACGGCGAGGACGGAGAGTTCGAACCGGATTATGAATACCACCGAAAGAATTTCATCCAAAAACTGACTAAGAATGGAAACGATTGATGAAAGAGCCGACTTGTATTGTCGGGAGCATGCCTATCAAGGCGGCTACGACTTGGAGGATGTCCGGACGGCACATATTTACGGAGCCGAGGCCGAACACGACCTGCTGACGCGCTGGCGCGACCCGAAAGAGGAGTTGCCGGAATATGCCGAGGTTGTAGAGGTCAAATATAAAGCTTTCGGGAAGATTATGATGTCGGTGGCATGGCGGCTGGGTTGTTCAGATAGCGGCGAGGATGTGTGGTATATTGATGGCACAAACAGGCGTATTGATCCCGAAACCATAATAGGCTGGCGGGAAATTCATGAATAATACAGAGCTATGAAAACAGAGAAAACAGCCGCCGAAAGGCGCGAGGAGTTGGCGACCCTCTTGTTTTGCCAAAGCTATCTATACTATCACGATATGCTGTCCTTGGCCGAATATAACATGATACATAAGAGGACATTGGCCTTTCAGAATGAGCACCGAATCGCTATCACGCGGGAGCAGATCGACAGTGTGGAAATTAAATATGATGACGAGCCATGACACCAAAGGAGCTATACGACTGGGCGGTTGAGCATGGAGCCCAGGACTACGATATTTTAGTTGATGGTGATGCGATAGATTATCTGTTTCCGGAGATTGATGGACGACTTAAAATAATAGAAATCATACGATTATGAAACTAGAACTCACACTGATCGACATTGTAGGGTACCTTCCGTATGGGTTGTACTGCTGGTATGGCGAAAATATCAAGGCCGCTCTTATGGTTGGAATTACTGATTATCAGATTCCGATTTTCGAAGTAGGCCGCAAGCCAATCCTGCGTCCGATATCCGATCTGCGCGTGGAGATCACCGAGCGAGGTTACAACGACGGGAAACCGTTCGTGCCTGTCAAACGGCTGGGCGAACTACTGGGTTCGGACTATGAGGATTGCCTAATTCTTGATTGCCGGATAAAATATTCACCAAGTGAAGTTTGGTATAGCGATATGTGCGCATTTTTAGACCTGTTCCACCGCCTTCACTTCGACTACCGCGGTCTGATCCCCGCCGGGCTGGCCGTCAGCGTTCACGATTTAAAACAGAATCCGTATGAGTGAGAGACCTAAAACAATGATAAACAACGCTGAAAGGCTTTACAATCAATACCGTATCGAATGCAATACGTTGGCCGATTGGGTTAAGTCAAAAGTGAGCTGGAGTGACGAATTTAATTGTGAGTATTTTCCGGGGGATGGGTTATGTATAGTAGTAAGCGATGCTCCTACTTTGGTCGCCAGTGCGCGCGAGATAGTCGAGCATATACAAAAGAACGGCACAATAACATTTCAAGAATTTGCTGACCTATGCGTGTAAAACTACTGCGCCGACTGAGGAAGGAGGCTCGGATGAAATATCCATATATGTCTTTGTTTGAGGAGTTTACACTATCGCTTGGATGGAGCCTGGCAGAATCCGACAAATACATTCGAGAGAAAAGACGGAGATACATCCTCCGTCGCGTTGCGGCGCTAAAACAGAAGAGAAAATGAAAACAAAAGTGACATTCAAAGATAGTTTTGATGATAACAAAATATCAGTAGAAATTATCCATAAAAAGAATATTAGGCTGGAGATGGGCGATTCTGATGTATGGCTATCACTTGACGATTTTGAGGAATTCATCCAAGAATGCACCCGGCTCGCCGTGAAACTTAAAGAAAGTAAGAAAAATGAAGAATGAAATTATAGTGTGGGCGTTGCTTTCAATCCTCGGAATCGTTACTGTTTGGCTTATGTATCGCGCCGTGGAGGTACACGAACGGCTCAGAAAATCAATCGAGGAACTCAAAAAAGAAATAGAATCCCATGAAAACAGGTGTCGAAATCATCGCGGAAGCGAGGAAAGGAATTAGGAGAGGCCGAGATATGAAGGTTGAACAAATTATAGGCAATGTGCGTCATGCTGAGGTATGTAGTATTATAGGGAACCCACACGCTGGCTTGGAAGCTCTTGCCGAGGCCGGCGCCCTTATCGCCGCCGAGATCGACAGAGTGAACAACCTAAAACAATAATAACCATGCAGAAGGCATTTTTTAACGACCGATACCATCTAACAAGGATGGCAGTGAAGGGTATAAAGACCAATACGCGCCGCATCGAGGGAGATAGGCAATTCCAGCTTGCCGCGACCGCAGCCGAAGATTTCACTTATGAGGAAGCCACTGGCTGTGTCGTAATGTGCTGTCAAGGGGTTGAGATTTTTCGCCATAAATGCCGCTACAAGGTCGGCGAGGTCGTGGCCGTGGCGCAGAGTTATCGTGACATATTTAAGGGTATGGGGCAAGACGACGGCAGACGCGCCAAGTATGCTGACGAGAAATACACTCCGGGGTATGGAAATAAAATGTACGTGAGAGCCGATATGATGATTGAGCATATCCGCATCAAGGGAGTGCGTTGCGAGCGCTTGCAGGATATTTCGGACGAGGACTGTATGAAAGAAGGGGTGGTGGCTGTGGCAGACTTTAAGACCAGAGATTGTTCACGCAAATTATTTGCTTTACAGGGGTATGAGTACGCGCAAATATTCAATACACCCAGGCGAGCCTTCGCGTCGCTTATCGACAGGGTGTCGGGCCGTGGAACATGGGATCGGAACCCGTGGGTGGTGGTTTACGAATTTGAGTTGGTGAAATGAGCGATTTGATCTGTCAAATAGTCACCCGTAAAATATATGCTTACGTGGCTGAGGTATACGGGGCGCCCACGTTTTGGGATGGCAAGTGGTGTCTTATGGTTTATGTACTTTGGCGGGATAATGGATGCCCAATACGCGAAGGAATGGTGTTAAAGTTCGATACCAAAGAAGAGGCGGAACGGGTGAAAATCGGGACGATAGCGAAGGATAAAACACTTTTCGAATTAGTAAAATAGCAATGAGTATGAATATATTTAAGATACGCATGGGGAAATGCTGGTGTCACAGGCACACCACAGGCCATGGATATTTGGAGGTGTGGCTATTTGGACGCCTCTATGAAGTATTCAGATACAGAGGGGCGTGCAAAAATTGCGACGCTCCGTTTTGAAAAAATAGCGAGATTCTCGCAAAATATCGAAAAACTGAAATAAATATGAAAGATTTTGACTTGAGAGCCGCCAAGCGAGGTGCGGCCGTGTGCACGAAGGCGGGTAAGTTGGTGAGAATAATATCGTTTGATAGCGATCATTCATTCTGTGGAGTTCCTCAGCCTATTGCGGCTGAGCTGGAAGCAGATAACGGAGATGGTACACTGTACTTTTGTGAAAATGGCCGATACTATCCAGGGTCGGTAAATTCCAGTTATGACTTGAGGATGCGCGACGACGACTACGCCGAGAAGCTGGCGCGGAAGAGGGTACGCAAACATACCAACTGAAACACTGATTGCTCGTCAGGCTATCGCCCTCGCCGATGCCCTCCTTGAAGAGCTGGAGAAAACGGAGAAGAAATTATGAAAAAGCAATATAATGAAAGGCCTATAACCATAATAGTTTGGCTGGTCGTAATACTGGCAATAATAGTTATGATCGCCTTTACCGGAATCAAGCCGGCAATATAAAGGGCTCCCTGATCCGGAGCCCTTTGTGTTTGTGGCGCTCTCAAGCCCCACCTTTGACACATCACTCCAAAGGTAGCAACTTATTTCGATAAAAGCAAATGGGGAGAAGGGCGGAAGGGCGGCCAACTATCGCCGACTATACGGTATGGACAAATGAACTGAGCCGGGAAGAACTGATGATAATTATACACGGCATATGCAATCATCGGATCAACCAAGCGAAGAGGAAGCTCCAGTTTTTGCGGGCGCAGCGCGACAGGCGCCGAGCCACGCGGGGTAAATACAGGGAACCGAATCCGCCTATTTCGTGGCGGAGGTTTAAAACAAAGGAAAGAGATCATATTGACGGACGGCAACAGGAGTTGCCACTATTTTTATAGAATATGGAGGACGTGTTGTTGCAGGCTCTCAAGGAGGGGAGGGGATTATTTGTTGTTTCGGGCAAAGATTTGCTGGACTTTCATAAGCAAACGATGGCCGATGCCAAGAAGGAAAAAGAATCATTACTAATGAATCGTATGCTCAATGCTGACGAGGTAGCCACTCTTTTATCTACGACACCTAGAAGTTTGCGCCGATGGGATGAAGAAGGCTACCTTAAATCGGTTCGAATAGGCGGAGTTAACAAATGGAGGTATCAGGATGTTCTTAATCTTATGAATGGAGGAGAGGCTGCTAATAAATGACGAATGGTGCAAAAGTGGTGCAATATAGTGAATAGAAAAAGGTTAACGCATTATAAATTAGTGCGTTAACCTTTTGCTTTGTACCCCCTCAGGGG